CTCGCTGTTCCCTTTTCTGAAACATACTTAACTAGATCAGTATAACCGCCTATGTATTCTTCCTCATTCCAAATTTGTGGAACTGTCTTATAATTATTCTCTAATAACATTTGTTTAGCTTCTTCATTTTCACTAATGTTAATTTCAATATAAGGTATCTTATTTACCGAACAAAGATCTTTGGCTCTGTTACAATAACTACAAGTTCGTGTTCCATAAATTTTAATCATATGAATATTCCTCTGGTACCTTTCCATAACCGACAACTCTATCCCATTCGCGTTGAGTATATCTATTATTATGCTTTACGTTTTTTGACTTTTTTTCGTTTGTTTTTTTCAAATTCATCTATAAACCTATTCATGTATTCTTGAGTCCATTCGCTAACTTTAATCTCATCTTTAAACCTACCATCATTTTTTCCAGTGTCATGTTCTTGTTGTTCCACTGTAGTATCAAATAGGTTTGTATGTTCAGATAGTTTAAACTTAACAAACAGATTCTTTTTTTCCTTTTGGATCCTTCTCAAAAAAGCAAAGTATATAATTTGAGTAAAGTAAGCAAAAGGGTTATTACTTTTATCAGGATTAAAGTTATCTATGTATTGTAGACAGTTTTCAATCCCATCACTTATCATTTCTTCCTTGAATGTATAATTAACAAAGTTTGGCTTTCTAGCCAAGTGTGTTGCTATCTTCATTATACACTCACCTACGTACGTTGGTACTATAGGTCTTTCTTTTTCTTTCTCAGTTGCCTCATGTACTAACGCTCTGTACTTAATCATTGCAGCTAAAAAATCCTTATTATTTACATATTGTTGTTTTGCTCTACGTCCCATAATTTAAATATACCCTATATTTTTTTTAAGTCAACCGTTGACTTTTCTGATTTTTTTTATATAATTGGCTATGTAGCCAGGCAGGAAGGGGGGAAGGTATATAATACTAATGAATAGTATTCTTCTTCTTATCCTTCAACTCATCCATAAGCTCATCTAACCTACTTCTTTCTTCTTCCTCAACACTTTCTTTAAATAGTTTTCTTAATTTACTTGCGGTCTTAGCAATGTCAGGTTTAGGTTGTGGAAGCTCACTCTCACCCTCTGCTACTACTTGACCAGTGATATCAACAGACCCATCATCAGCTGGGTCTCCTGTTCTTTTATAATTCTTTATCTTAGCTTCAGTTTTGTGGTAGTAATCATGCATAATAGGTTGACAATTAGAAACAGTGATTACATGTCTTTTATTGATAGGTATACGTTGTCCATCTTCCCATGGCATCCATTTAACTAGAGCCATACTAAGATATCCAACTTGCTCAATAATACTTACTTTTTGTGGATTGATAACAATGAGCTCTCCATTCTTTAAAGTCTTCATATCAACTTGTGCAAGAATGTCGTCTCCTGTAGATAACTTAATATATTTTATTGGGTGCATCTTTCTATATCTCCTTACTATAGAACTTATAGTCAAATCTTTCCTCATTATATATTTTGATCCTTTCAGAAAAATGTTTTAGAGTGTAATTAATTTTACTCTTATATGTTAGATCATCACTTATATCTATCAATCTTGCTTTTTCTTTCGTTTGCGATTTGCGGAGTCCTCTTCCGATACTTTGGAGATTCCTAATTTTTGACTTGCTCGGCGAAGCAAAGATGATATTGTGGAGATTACGGATGTTAACACCTGTGCTAAAAGTGCCAAAACTTGCAACAATAATTGAATTACTTTCAGTCTCTGCGATTGCTCTAATTTGTTCTCTAGTTTCGGCATCAGTCCCTCCATATACAAAAAATAGTTTTCTATCTTTATCCTTTTGTGTTAATATCAAATCATGGATTGCCTTGCCATGATCAATAATATGAAATAGTACTAACGTATTACCTTTTTGCATAATAGTAGCAGTACTAATAAATTTGTTTCTTGGTTCATAGTTAATGAGAAAATCTATCTCATCTTGATACTTATAGTCTTTAGCTATCTTTTTAATGTTGTCATTATATTTTAAAGTTATACATTGTATCTTGAAGTCAGCTAAATGTTTATCATCTATAAGTTTTTTAGTTGTTACTGTTTGATATACAGGTCCAAATAAACCTTCTAATACTAACTTATGTGTTTGTGATCCATCAAGTGTTCCTGTAAATCCAAATCTATACTTTGTATTTACTAACTTCTCCATAATCTTAGTTAAACTTTTAGCTTTATATAAATGAGCTTCGTCTCCTACTACAACATCAAACTGATCAAAGTAAGATGGATCCATTTTATAAATTGATTGCCATGTAGATATAACTATTCTATCATCTGTTGTCTTTTCTTGACCACTCATTATGGTATGGATACTTTCTTTACAATTATAACTTTCAAAGTCTGATTTCATTTGATATACTAAACTTGTTGTTGGTACTACAATTAAGACCTTCTCATCTTTGTAGTGTTGTGTCAACATATAAATTATTAAACTTTTACCACTTGCTGTTGGAGATAGTACTAATTGTCTTTCATTATTAATACATCTAGAAAACGTTTCTACTTGATAATCTCTGGGTTTAAAAGGCAAATTAAAGTCGTAGTCGACCGTTTCCTTTATATCACTATCATTGTACTTCTTTTCAACTTTATATCCTCTTTCTTCCGCAAATTTGATACAATAGTCAACTAAACCTTTGTATATCTTTTTTGTTTGACCATTATATAATCTTACCTTGCCATCCCAGAATCTACTTCTGTAAGCAGGCATAAACTTTGCACCAGGTACTTCAAATGTAAAGAAATCTACTAGCTCTTGTTTTATTCCATTGTCAGCTGTTACTTTAGCATACACTTCGTTCACGTGTTCTATAATCACAGTGTTAAGCTCCACCGAATTGTGTAAGTCTTCTCCAGTCAATGGCTGCACGAATTTGAAACCCTCTGTTGTTAATATTCTTTAATATATCTTCACAACAACCAACAAGTTCTTCTTGATAAGCAATCTTAGATAAGAGATTGACCATCTCTTTATCAGCATCAACATAGTTTCCTATCTCTTGCTTCAAGACAACTTTTGGCCAGGGTTCACGATTCAGTTCATTAAGATCCTCAGGATTATTCAATTCACCCCTGTAATATTCACTTAAAGTTTTAAATAAAGTCTTTTGCTTTATCCTCAAACTTCTTAACTTCAACTTCTCTTGATAGTAGTACTTTAAATACTTTCCATGCAAAAGAGGTATGTTTAAGCTCTCTGCATCAAGATCAGTGTCGTCAATCTTACAATCAGTTTTCCAAGAATCTAATAACTCTTCTAGTTTCATAGATTCTATTATACTATATTATCTAGGCATTTACAACAGTAAAACTTCTATACCTAAATGTCACATCTGCTTCTAAGTATGCTACATCTGCTCCTGTAACATCAAATTGTAGTGGAGATAAATTAGTTGGATATATATCTGTGAATTTAATTCTTTTATTTGGATTTTGTGAACTTGTCATTATAATTAATGCTGCATCACTATAAACACCAGCTAATCCTGGTCCAATTTTACTCACTGCAGATGTTGGTCTTTTATTTTCCGCTTGTAACTTTGTATACTGTTCTGTACTTTCTGGTGTTCCCAAACCACTTAACCAATTGTATATTTCAAGATAATTCTTCATATCTTCATCAACTCTAAATCTAACATCTAATGGAGAATAGTCTAGTTTAGTTCCAGCAAAAGGTAGATTAAGTAAAGGGTTAGGTAAAGTTAATTCAGTTAATGCTACAGCAGGAAGTCCTGCACTTTGACAAAAATAATTCACATTAGGTAGTTTATCAACGATAAATCTAAAACCTAATGGTGATAGAAAGTTTGCATTTTCTGGTTGATTGTCAATTGCGCTCATAATACTATTTATGTGTTTTTTAGACAAAAAAAAACCCAGGCGGTTAGACCTGGGTTTTTTAAAGTTTGGTTAAATACCAATTACATTAAGTTATTTACTTTCGCAAATCTGTAATAGATATTTTTGTTACCAGCTGCGAAGCCAATAGCACCAGTTGCATTAGTTGTTGCAAATGGGTTAGCTATGATTCCGTAACGAGTCTTAAATCCAATTTTTGGTTGGAATGTATTCTCGCCAACTGCTCTTACCATTTGTAGTGGTACATATGGACAGTAGAACAGACCAGCATCAAATGCACTTGCACCTTTGTAACCAATTGTGTAGTACTGAGAACCAGAAGCACTTGAAAAATATGGATCAATGTATACTTTGATTCTTCCGTTTAGTACACCTGCAAAAGTGTTACCAGTGTCATCAACATTTAGGTTATTTGAAAGAGCTGGAGTGTAATCTAATACACCAGCCATGTTAAGAGCTGAAGCAACATCAGATCCGCAGATCAATACGTTACCTTTTCCTCTTCTTGTAGCTTTAGCAATCTGATTCGCATCTCTTTCGATTTGGAAGATCAGACCTTTAAATCTTTCAACTGACCATCTACCGTTACTGTCTGTATCTAAGTCAAACGTACCAGCAGTAGTTGTGTTTTGTTGTGCACCAGCCGTAGCTGTGTAATTAATAGTTCTTACAACTTCTCTGTTGATTTCTGATAGAATCTCAGCAGATAAGATGTTAGCTAATTCACTTTCAGCATCCAAACCGTGGATAGCTTTAAGATCTTGAGCTAATTCCATTGTGTATTCTGCTTTTAAAGCTCTTGATACCGCAGTAACAGAAACTTTTTCTACAGAGAAAGCCATTTCGTTAAATGCATTTGTAGATGCATCACCTAATGCTTCACCTTTTGCTGTAGTCATACCTTGTTGTACAGTATAACCAGATCCAGATGCTCTTGCAGTTGGATCATTACCAGCTTGTACATCACCAGCTGCACCATCAATAGTAGTAGTGGTTTGTAGAGCTGTGTTACCTCCAGCTAAAGCTGAATGTGAAGTATTTGCTTCATCAAATAAGGCCTCTGTGCCTGCTTGAGTTGAGAATCTTGATCTCAAAGCAAAAATCAGACCAGTTGGACCAGTCATTGGTTGTACACCGCAGATGTCATATGCAATTAGATTTGGCATACTTCTTCTTACAAGTGAAATAAGTACTGGGTCAAATATGTCAACCGCACCATCAGATGCAGTCGAGCTAGATGCGCCCATTGCGTTAGTAGGAGCGGCCTCGCCTAATAGGCTTGGTGATTGATAGCCCCCTGATCCTGCAGCAGTTTCTCTAGCCGCATTTTCTTGGTTTTCTAGTAAAGTAGCAACAACCTGACGCTTGTGTGGATCTTTGATTTCAGGAAGATCCCCATGTTCAAGAACTGGCTGCCATTTTTTTACTAGCTCTTCTGTTAAATAAGACATTTAATGTCCTCCCTTTTTAGTTAAGTTTTGAAGTCAGCCTTCATTTATATTATTATAATCTAGACTATTTCTTGAGTGTTCTCGAAATAGCATTAACGTATCCTGCCATAGATCCTTTAGGTTGTTTAATTTCCTCATCTAGTGGCTCTTCAGTATCACCTATTGGGCTAGTTACTTCTTTTTGAGTTTCCTCAACAAAGTAGCTCTCCTTAATAGTTTCTAATTTCTTCTGATAAGTTTCCTTATTAGAAAAATCTATTCCTTCAGCTAAAGTTTTAAACTTATCCTTTTGAGTTTCAGTTAAACCTTCGCTTACTGTGTCAACCATTTTGTCTTTTGAATTCTCGTCTAAATCTTTTTTGATCTCTACGTTTCTTTCAATTTCCGTATTTAGTTGAGCTTGAAGTTCTTCGTTCTTAGCAGCTAATTCTTCTACTACATCAACTTTCTCTTCTGGAATATCAATGTAATGTTCTTCGAATAAACCTTTAAGACCTTTCATGAAGTCTTCAACTAGTTCGTTTTTAAGACCTTGCTCAACAGCAAGTTTGTTATCATCAGCCCACTGTTCTACAACATAGTCCATGTAACTGTCCATTTTTTCAGCCATTTCTTCTTTAATTGACTTAACGTCATCTTCATAAGAAGATTGTACTGTAGTATTGTAGATATCAATATGCTCATTGATTTTTGTAACAACAGCTGCTTCGAATATTGTAGCTGCTTTGTCTTTGAATTCCTCTGATAAATCTTCGTTACCAAATAAGGCTTTAACATCAGCTTTGATGTCAATGTCTTGAGGAGTTACTTTATATTCTTGGTTAGGAACTGAATCTTCTGTAGCTTCAGCTTCTTCACCCATCATAGGTTTTTTCATGCCACTCATTACATTACTGTACATTGAGTTAATGGCTCCTTTGTTCATACGAGACATTTTCTTTACCATTGCATTAATCATACCCATTTTTGTTCCAACCTCTTTAGGCTTTTCCATTTTGGAAGAACCTTGTTTAGGTGGAGTTTTCTCTCCTTGATCTTTACTCGGACCAGGAGCGGATGCAGTTTTAGATGTAGGCTCAGGAACTTCTGAAGGATCACCCATAGACGCTTTGAACTCATCAATCTGAGTTGAATCTTCTTTAGCTTCTGGAGCTTGAACTTCTTCTAATTCCTGATCTTCTGTTTTAAGATCTTGTTCAGACATTTATTTTCTCCTTAATTTTTAGTCTATTACTAATTATTTATAATATTATAGCTTTGAGATGAAATCACTGAATACGCTCATTTTAGCTTCCTCAAGGTTCTTTCTTGAAGTAGTACTAATAGATTCTTTGTATTCACTTATCTGTGCTTCCCTCAAAACTCCATTTTCCCAAATCCATTCTTTACCTTCCATAATACCTTGTACAAAAGCGTCAGGTGCAGATGGATCCGCAACTATGTCAGCGGCAGTAGCAAGATGATAGTCTTTTTGTACAACTTGTGTGCCGTTTCCATTATCTTTCAATGAACCCATGCCTCTTGAACTTACTCCAATACTAGCACCTTCGTCCATTAAATTCTTTACTATTTTACCATATGGTGTATCCATAATCTTGGCTTCGCCAATAAAATTATTACCATCTTGATATAAGTCAGTAATCATATGACTAACTCTTTCAAGATTAATTGTAGGACCAGCTGGATGACCCAACTCACCATATGCTCTGTTCTTTTCAATGTAATTCTTTTTGTATTTTTTTACTTCTTCATTGATTACTTGAACAGGATAAATTCTGTTATTTCTATTCTTAATCTCACCCTGCATAAAGATGCCTTTTATCTTATAGTTCTTAGAACCATTTTCATTGGCTTCAGCAATAAATTCTAAATCGTTTTCTACTACTTCGCATATAAGTTTCATCTTTACTCCTTTTTAGCAATTCCAAATGCTCTTACATCTGAACCAGAACTTGTTGCTATTTTATCTGTTGACTTTTTATTGATAACGAGATACTCTCCAGCTTTTAAATAAACTTGTGCTTGACCAACTGAACCTGTTGTACCATATC